CAACACACCTCCTTTAACATCAAACCCGGTACACCATTTCCCCATTATACCACAAAACATGTGTACCTGTCAAGTAGAAAATAGTATAAAATATTTAGTATAAATATGTTCAAAATTTTAACGCAAATAGTGTTGACATATAGGTACACATGTGTTATTATATAATTGTCAAAAGGAAATAGAACAAAAAACAAGTGGCGCATAAAACGTAAAAAGGAGGTGTGTTGAATATCATGTATAGGTTATATTATAGTAAAAATAAGGGTTACTGTATTTTAGAATACAATAAAGAAACTATAACATGGCGTCAAGTTACAAAATGGTATACTAGGTTAGGTAACTTAAAAAGGTACAACCAACAATATGATGTTAAATGCCAATGGCAACAGTTTTAATCATATAGAAAAGAAAGGATAGGTATTTAGAATGGATAAGAAGTTTAGCAAGAAAAATATATCAAAAGATGAAATTTATAAAAAAATTAAAAGAGATGTAAATACAGCGTCAATGTACAGAAACGAAGGAAATATGAAACAGGCTTTAACTTTTGCTAAAATGGCATACATTAATTTTCGCACTTTATGTTATTTAGGTATAGGGTACGATGATGATTTTTCTAAATGTTACGATTTATATGTTGTAAAAACTAACATAGATAATATAGCTGACTTAACTAGTATGATAGTTAATATGTTAAAGTATAATGATGAACTTATTTAAAGGAGGTATTTATATGGATAAAGAATCATACAATAAATTAAAAGAAATCGAAGATGAACTTTCCTTTATAGTACTAGATAATGGGTTGATGTTCGGCGATGAACTAGGTGACATATGGAATCAATTATTTACATACCTAGAAAAAATAGAAGCTGATGATTAATACATAATGTTAGTACATTCTAACAAGGGCGCGTGGTCGGTACGAATAAACCGTCAACGGTTTACGTCCTATCGAGATTAATAATCTCAATACCACATTGATAATACAACAAATAACAGAAAGGAGACATAACCATGCCAGAAATTATTTTTAGACAGTCACTTAAAAACGAGCTTAAAAAAAGAGTTAAAGGAGAAATATACGTTCACAACGTAGACGACACATTAATAGTATCAATAACATCCCATTCATTACCAGAGTTTAGATATACAATGAACAACTTGTACTACAACATTCAATACGGATTATCTAGTAGAGTAGTAGCTGACACTATTATATCAACTTACAAACGTTACATATATAACAAATTTTTTATAAAAAAGAATTGACAAAAAATACCTTTAATGCTATAATAAAAGAGTAGTAAGAAATTATTCATTTTTCAAGCCAAAGTTGCACCACCTACCTCCACAGGTGGTGTGGCTCCTCCGGTTACGTAGTGAAATGGTAACATGCCGCTCAAATGAGCTTGTAGCAATATTGCTAGGGTCGGGTACATCGGTATTGCAGGTTCGAATCCTGCCGTAACCATTCTGGTAACAATATCAGATGCCAGTATAGAGACTGGTACATGTAACAACTTTTCAAAAGCTGATAATTCTAAAAAAGAAAGGTAGGACAAACAAAATGGCAAGAACACCAATGGTAACAAGAACTATTATCACAACAAGGGCAAATGTACTTTGCTTAAACATCGAACAGGGTGAACCCTTTAACAAAATCGTAGAAGTACCGCGTACTTACAAAACAGAAGAGGAACTTTTAAATAAAGTAAAATCTGTTGCAGAGACAGACACAGAAAAGTGTGTTCACATCGTAGCAAAGGAAGAAATTGAAACCTTATATGGAATGACAGAGCAGGACTTCATTGAACACGCAACAGTGTTGCCACCGCGCGGTGAAAAAACAGACACAACCGAAGAATAAAAAAAGAGGTAAACTAATATGATTAAAATTAACGAAACATCAAGAGAACTCACAAAAGTAGAAAGATACCTTATGACAGCATCACCTGCAATGGTTTCAATGAAAGATGTAGAAGACGGAACATCCTTACCAGTTTTAGCTTGGTGTACATTTACAGATGTAAAAGAAACAACAGGTGAAGCGGTAGACCTTTTATCAATCCTGACAACAGACGGTGAAGTATACAGTTGTCAGTCAGCTACTTTTAAAAGGGAATTTTTTACAATTGTCAGCTTAATGGAAGACGATGCTTTTTCTATTATTAAGTTTTCCGGAGTAACAAAAGCAGGTAGAGATTTTATTTCCTGTAAACTTGACACAAAGAATCTTTAACTTTTAAACAAAATAAAGTGAATAAAACCCCGATTAAGTTCGGGGTTTTTTTTCACAGAAAGGTGGAGGAAAAATGGCAAGAAAAAAGAGAACTAAAACTACACAGTATACAAAAAATAGAAATAGAATTTTAGCATATATCCGAAGACAGAGAAAGAAAAACCTAGTAACAGATTTATACATACCAACAGAACGCGAATTAAGAAAACAAGGTGTAAAAGGAACAGAACTGGCTAAACTAACACGAGAACTTAAAGCATTAACACCTAAAACGCTAGAATCACACTTTTACGACCCATTTGAATACCCGCGATATTGGGATAAAGATGAAGCATTAAAGAATAAAGACAAATTGCCTGACGGTGGCGAAACTATTTATAAAAATGTGTTTGATGAATTTATATCAAGATTGTCAGCACCGTTGGAAGACTCTAAAAGAAGACCAGACGCTAAATATGCATCTGAAAGGCAAAAACAGACATTGTATACACTTGCAATTTCTATCGCAAAAATTGACGGTGAAAGTGCTGTCGGATGGCGGTTGCAAAAAGCTGATAATCTTGAAACATATATCCAGTATATCTTATACGGCAGTCGAGCAGAGTTAGTAAATACTACGGCATATAAATTAGCAACAATAATAAAAGGTACACCTTTATCAAGGGACGAATTATCTGATTTACAAGATGAATCAGAATTTAATGAAAACTGGGATGCACCAATTTGAAAGTAAAAAAGTATCGCTATTTTATGTGTGACTTTGAGACAACCGTATATAAAGGACAGACAAACACAGAGGTGTGGGCGTCGGCATCTGTAGAACTTTATACCGAAGATGTTAGCATTTTTCATTCCATTTCAGAACAGTTTAATTATTTTGTTAGTCTTAACACAAACATTATTGCGTATTATCATAACCTTAAATTTGACGGTTCATTCTGGTTAAGTTTTTTGTTAGTAGATAAGCATTTCACGCAAGCCATATCTAAAACGGGTGAAAATGATACAGACGTAGCATTCCTGAAAGAAAAGGAAATGGGTAATAACACTTTTAAATATAGCATATCAGATAAGGGGCAGTGGTACAGCATTATTATAAAGGTGAAGAACCATTTTATAGAAATCAGGGATTCTTTAAAATTGTTACCATTTTCAGTTGCAAAGATAGGGAAAAGCTTTGGAACTAAACACAAAAAATTGGATATGGAATATACCGGATTTAGATATGCAGGTTGTGAAATATCTGAAAAGGAAAAAGAATATATTGCAAACGATGTACTTGTGGTAAAAGAAGCTTTAGAGATAATGTTTAACGAGGGACACGACAAACTCACAATAGGGTCATGTTGCCTTGCAGAATATAAGAACATTTGTAAGCACTCAACTATAAACCAACTTGACTATGACGAGATGTTCCCTGATGTTTACAACATTCCTATAGATAAAACAAAATACAGCGAACTAACAGCAGGGGATTATATTCGTAGGTCATATAGAGGTGGATGGTGTTATCTTGTAAAAGGAAAAGAAAATAAAATAAAACGAAATGGAACTACAGCAGATGTTAATTCGTTATACCCTAGTATGATGTCAGGTGAATCGGGTAACAGATACCCTGTTGGGAAACCTTGTTTCTGGCACGGAAATTACATACCAGATAAGGCACTGGAAGAAACGCATTATTATTTTGTACGAATAAAAACGCGTTTTTATATTAAGCCAGGCTACCTACCATTTATTCAAATAAAGGGTAACGCACTGTATAAGGCAACCGAAGCTTTAGAAAGTACAGATGTTTTTAATTACAAAGATGGTAAATATTATCCGTACTACATCGCAGAGGACGGGTCAGTTCATGACACTCGAATTGAATTAACCCTTACCATGACAGATTATGAACTATTGAAAGAACATTATGAACTGGTTGATTTTGAAATCATATCAGGTTGCTGGTTTTATTCACAAATAGGTATTTTTGATGAATATATTGAAAAGTACAAGCAAATTAAGCTTAAAAGTAAAGGTGCATTGCGTGAACTTGCTAAACTGTTTTTAAATAATCTTTATGGGAAAATGGCATCAAGCACAGATAGCAGTTTTAAATTTGCTTATGTGAAAGAAGATGGTACAATAGGGTTTTTACAGGTCGAAGAATATGGTAAACAACCCGGATATATTCCTGTTGGGTCAGCTATTACAAGCTATGCAAGAAATTTTACAATTAGAGCCGCGCAAAAGAATTATCACGGTGTTGATAACCCGGGTTTTATTTATGCTGATACTGACAGTATTCATTGTGATTTACCGCCAGAAGAAATAAAGGGCATTGTAGTTCACGACAAAAACTTTTGCTGTTGGAAATTAGAATCATGTTGGGATAAAGCTATTTTTACAAGACAGAAAACATACATTGAACATATCGTAAAAGAAAATCTTGAAAAAATAGAACATCCTTATAACAACATTAAGTGCGCAGGAATGCCACAGAGATGCAAAGATTTATTTGAAATATCTTTAAATGGAGATGCAGATATAAATGGATATACCGATGAAAAAACAAATATACATAAACAATGGACAGATGAAGAAAAAGAATTTTTATTTAACGCCAAAACAGGTAAGCCAATTAGAAGAACGTATGATAGTTTCAAAATCGGTCTTAAAGTACCCGGAAAACTACGCCCTGTTAGAATACGAGGTGGCATCTTATTAACAGAAACAACTTATGAAATGAGGTAATTTATAATGAAAGATATTGATATTATTAAAAAGGCTATAGCTATTTGTAAATCACATGATAAATGCATATATTGCGAATTATACGGTGCTTGTTTTTATGGCAGTAAAGTTTCTATTGCATCTGTTAGAGAATTAGTGTCTAGATTATCCGGTTTTATTAAACCCGATTTATCAATTAAGATTAAAAATTTAAAAAACATTGACCCAATCAAACAGATAGAACAAGGTGACTGGATTGATTTAAGAACAGGTGAAGATATTAACATAAAGGGCAACACATTTACTATGATTCCGCTAGGTGTAGCAATTGAACTTCCTGTAGGTTATGAAGCACTATTACTTCCTAGAAGTTCCACATTTAAAAAGTATTCTATTATTCAAACAAATAGTATTGGTGTAATTGATGAATCGTATTGTGGAAACAATGATGAATGGAAAATGCCTGTATACGCTGTAGCTGACACATTCATCCCAAAGAACACGCGTATAGCGCAGTTTAGGATATTAAAACATCAGCCGCCTGTTAGAATTATTGAAGTTGAAAACTTAAAAAACAATGACAGGGGCGGGTTTGGCTCTACAGGTGAAGTATGAAAGATATATTGATAGCTTTAATAGAAGCATATTTGATTGTTAATTTAATAATCTAAATTTAAAAGGTGTAGGGTAATCAATGATTAACTCCTACACCTTTATTATATCTTTAACACAGGTAACAATCAGAGCGTACAGCGTATACGATAAACACAACAGGAGGTACATTCAAACCTTGCTACCCTGCGCGTTCACTGTTGTAAACCTATGCAGATACCCTTAATAGCTTAAAGCATTCAATACAGCTTCTTTACATCTCATATCCTTGAACCTAAAACAACCACGTTCAAACAAGTATCGCATGTTACCTAAAAATAAATCATTTTTCTTTAGCATAACATAATTGACACCGTGGTCACTGGTACTAACAGTTATTTTGAAAGGATAAGTTAAATCTGGTTTGTCGTCACAATACATAATACCATCTTCAGCAAATTCACGAATACTAAAATTAGTTCCATCATATTTAAGTGTACATACATATTTTGACTTTCCGGTAGGCTTTTCGATGAACGCTTTATTATCATTTAAGTACACAGATTCAGAACTATATGCAACATAGCTGTCTTTTGCAAAAGCCCTATTAAAACCAGATTCTTTTTGTTTTTTACTTGCACTCTTAACATACCCTTGTTCTAATACAAAACCGTCACCTTTCAAAAATTTAGTGTCAGTTTTAAGTCTGTTACTTATACCCAATGTAATGTAATATGGGTTTATAATGCTTACAGGGTTGGACAGCATATACACGGGAACATACCTCACCTGCTCACCTTGCCCCCTTGCTATACTTGTGTGTACACTTAAAAATTTCTTTATTTCATCCGTACAGTAGTGATTACTTTCACTCTGAAATTCATCAAAAATCATTCTCTGAACATCTGAAAATAAATGGCTGTATTTTTTAATCTGGTCTGCGCTGTTTAACGAAATAGCGTAACCACAACTTTTATCATCTAAAAATAGCTCGTGAAAAATTCCACTTGCCCTCCTTTTATTTGTCATAACATGGTTTGGAAAGAATAAACTTCCTAAATCCTTGTAAAACTTATCAACAATGTCGTCTAGTTCATAGTTATATCTATAGATAAGGGCAAACTTTTCATTTTTATCAAGAAACCTATTTATACATAGCCTACCAAAATAAGATGTTTTACCACCAGTTCTGTTTGTAGTACATAAGTAGATTTCTGGTTTTTTTCCAGTAATATCAAGTAAAGATAACAGTTTTGTACCATCATAATATTTTTGCATTGTATTAACCTCCTATCTATAATATTATTATAACATAAATATATAAATATAACAAGAATTGAAATAATATTATTTTAATGATATAATTATAACATAATAAGGAGGTGAACATATGGAACAATTTTATCCTGTTATTGTAGCATTGGTATTTAATGGGCTAGACCTTGTTACAGGCATTATTACAGCAGTTAAGAATCACGAAATTCAATCTTCTAAATTAAGAGATGGGTTATTCAAAAAAGTCGGATTTCTGCTGTGCTATTTTGTCGCATGGTTAATTGACACGCAGGGTTCATTAATTGGTTTTAATTTAACAACACCTATTTTACCTATTATAATTACCTATGTGTGTTTAACAGAATTAGTCTCTATTCTGGAAAATATCTGTAAGATTAACCCTGATATTTTACCAGAAAAAATAATGGAATTATTCCACATCAATTCATTAAAGGGGGACGAAACAAATGCCGAACATTAACAAAGCAGTTAGGTTTATGATTGACACTGCAAAAGACGACACACATGGATACGACCAGACACACAGAAACGGACCAGATTATGACTGTAGTTCTTTAGTTGCTACAGCATTACACGAGGGTGGTTTTAATGTTTCACCTTATTCGTGGACAGGCAATTTAGAAGAACAACTCAGAGCATGTGGTTTTACAGATTGTAAACCACCATGGAAACCGGGTGACATACACCTTAATGTAAATCATCATGTTTGTATGTCAGTAACACCAACTACAATTGCACAGGCATCAATCAACGAAAAAGGAACAGCCACAGGTGGCAAAACAGGTGACCAGACAGGAAAAGAAATCTATATTCGCGAATACTACGAATATTCAAGAGGTTGGGATTGTCACCTAAGATATATAGGTGCTAACGTAAACACAGGTGGTATGTACAGCGTTGATACAATTGCACGACAGGTTATTGCAGGTTCATGGGGGACAGGCAACGAAAGAAAAAATTTACTTACAAAGAGTGGTTATAACTATGTAGCAGTGCAGAAACGTGTTAATGAAATTCTGAAAGGTGAAAAGAAAACAGACGGTGAAATTGCCCGTGAAGTTATTAACGGTAAATGGGGTAACGGTGATACAAGAAAATCAAAACTTACAAAAGCCGGGTACAATTACACAGCAATTCAGAAACTTGTAAACAAGATTCTTTCATCTAAGTAGGTGTGGTTAAATGTCTGATATAAACGCAGCTTTTACATGGGCTGTTACATGCTGTAGCTTACCAAACGTAGGTTACTCACAAGATTACAGGAATCAACAGACAGTAAATGGTATTACTTATTATGACTGTAGTAGTTTTATAAACTATGCGTTGCTTGCAGGTGGTTGGGTAACACCCGGTTATGCACCTAATAATAACGCATTTACAACCGGAGAAATGCCGGGTGTTTTAGCTTCGCTTGGTTTTGTTTCTGTAGACCCGGCAGGAGAGTACAAGCCCGGTGATATAGGACTTTCAGCAGTACATACAGAAATGTGCTATGAGGGTGGACAGGGTGCAGGAGTTTTTATGGGTGCGCACAATGACAACGTTGTATTACAAAATCAGGTATCTATAGGATTTTCTAGTGGTGTGATTGGTACATCCTCATTCCCTACATTGTGGCGTTATGGAGAGGGGGCATCTGGTGAGGTTGGTTATACTTGGATAGTCGGTACAGCTTATCAATCTTTTGATGATTATGGGAGTGAACAGAAAAACAACGCCGCTTGCCTATATTCATATTTTTATTTTAAAGGGTGGACTATTCAAGCAATTGCAGGTTTATGTGGCAACATAATGGGGGAATCATCCTTTAACCCGGCGGCACTTGAAGCAAATGTCCCATATCCAGTAGAGGGAAAAGGAACGGGTCTTGTACAATGGACACCATATCCAGACAGATACAACCAGTTGAACCCTTTACATGAAATATTTAATGCCCTTGGGTACGACTGGAACGAATACTCAAACGGTAACTATCAATGTGATGCTATTTACGCAGAATATCAGCAAAGCACTGGTGAGAAAGATTGGGGTATAGAGGGACAATGGATTCCTACAGCATCCTATCCAGAATCATGGTCAGAATGGGCGCACAGTAATGCTGACCCGGGCTATCTTGCTTTAGTTTTTCAGGCTAACTACGAAAGACCCGGTAGTATTCATTCTGAACGTGCGGAATATGCTAGAAAATGGTATGAATATCTTTCAACGGTAGACCCAAAATTCCCGGGGCAAAATACACATGACCCAAAGAAAGGAATGCCGTTGTGGATGAAAATACGATATAATTTATATTAGAAAGGAGAGAACGAAATGGCTGTAAAAACAAAGGCGGAAATTCTTGAAATCATTCGTAGTCGCGTAGGTGATAGCACAGACGACGGAACACTTGAATTTCTGGAAGATGTTACCGACACTCTTACAGATTTAGAAACACGCGCCAGTGATTCTACAGACTGGAAAGGGAAATATGACGAACTTGATAAATCATGGCGCGAAAAATATCGTGAAAGATTTTTTAGTTCTGACCCAAAAGAAAGTAATTCAGGTAACGAGGAATTTGAAGAAAAAGAAGATAAAGAAAAGAAAACATATGAAAGTTTATTCGATGTAAAGGAGTGATTAATTCATGGCAAGACGTATAGCAGTAAATACTTTAAATGCAACAACTATGGACATTCTCAATGTTATCAGACAGAACGCGTCTTATGATTATCAGCAGAATGTGCCAGAGGTCACAAAATTTTCAGATGTTCCAAAAGTGGGTGAAATTATTTATGGTACACCTGCATTCGCAAACCAGTTTATCAACGCTTTGGTAAACAGAATCGCACTTGTTAGAGTACAGAGTGCGACTTTCAACAACCCGTACTCTATTCTTAAAAAAGGTTACCTTGAGTTTGGTGAAACAGTTGAAGATATTTTCGTTTCTATTGCCAACGTGGTAGACTTTAACGTTGAAAAAGCTGAAAAACGTGAATTTAAGCGCACTATCCCGGATGTAAAATCAGCATTCCATACTATGAATTGGCGTGTTATGTACCCGGTAACAATTCAGGATGAAGACTTAAAACAGGCGTTTTTAAGTATTGACGGTGTGCAGAACCTTATTGCAAAAATTGTTGATTCTGTATACACAGCCGCAGAAAATGATGAATTTCTTTTATTTAAGTATTTATTGATTAAAGCTATTTCTCACGGCAAAATGTTCCCGACTTCCATTGGTGACGGAACAGATTTAAAAGAATCGGCAGTTGCTTTTCGTGCTACATCTAATGTACTTCCATTCATGGCAACAAAATACAATGAATCCGGTGTTAAAACTAACACACCAAAGGAACGGCAGGTTATCTTTATGGACGCAATGTTTAATGCACAGTTCGACGTAAATGTACTTGCAAGTGCGTTCAATATGGATAAGGCTGATTTCATGGGACGACTGTTTTTAATTGACGACTGGTCAACATTTGATAATGAGAGATTTAGAGTTATCAGAGAAGCATCTGACGGTATCGAAGAGGTTACAGCGGATGAACTTGCCTTACTTGCTGGTGTTAAAGCGGTTATTCTTGACGAAAATTGGTTTCAGGTGTACGATAATAAAAGCAAATTCACTGAAAAATATGTTGCGTCAGGTATGTACTGGAATTATTTTTATCACGTATGGAAAACTGTTTCAAACAGTCCTTTCGCGAACGCTGTAGTATTTGTTACATCTACGCCAACTATCACACCACTTGCAGAAATTACAGTAGAAATTTCTGATAAATCTGTTAGCGAAGACGCTGTTACACTTACATTACAGGGTAAAGCTGATGGGGCAACACTCGAACCAAACAATGTTACCTTTATTCAGACAGAAGCATTAACCACAGCTGGTATTGCGGTTTATCCGTTTGGAGCACTGATGATTCCGGCAAGTCAGGTAGCAACCGAAATTGTTCTTGAATGTGAAATTAATGGTGTGAAATATAACAATACAAAAAATAAAGTAACATCCGCTAACAATGTTGGTGATACCGTGAAACTGACAAAGGTGTGATGAAAAATGAGGGTGAATTAAGTTTCACCCTCTTATAGAAAGGTATAATATGTATATAAATCCTCAAACAAACATTAAACTTTTAAAAAATGTTCCATTGGACACTACTTATGAACACACTATTTACTTTTCAAGTGCATCTGACCAAAGTGCCTATTTTGCATCACTTGTTAAGTATAATTTAACTGATTACACTTATCAGAGAGTAAAACGTGGATATGCCCGTGTTGGAATTAAGGCAGACAGATTGTACGATTGTAATTACATGATGTTTCAAAACACGGCGTATGGTTCGAAATGGTTCTACGCTTTTATCACAAGCGTTGAATATGTAAATGATGAATGCAGTGAAATAACATTCGAACTTGATGTTATGCAGACTTGGTTTTTTAATTGTAAACCAGACTATTGCTTTGTTGAAAGGGAACATAGTAAATCAGACAACGTTGGTGATAATATTCTACCCGAACCAGTTGAAATTGGAGAACAAGTTTATTCGTCAGGCGTAAATCAAGTTGATAATTTAGGCGAATTATGTGTTATTGTTGAAAGTTTAGACACAACAACCGCAGAATTTAGTGGTGTAATTTATGACGGCATTTACGGTGCAGGAAATAAAAAAGCGTTCAGGATTGATGACTATTCTGGTATTAATACATACCTAAAAACATTTGCACAAAAGACGAATAATATACTTTCAATTTATATGTGTCCACGCGTTACAATTTCGAGTTCACCGTTACCTACAGAGGGGCATAGCGTTGACAATAATTATGACGCGTATGAAAAAGAGTATGTAGAACAAAAAATAAGTGGCACAGAAACGCTAAACGGATATACGCCCAAAAATAAAAAATTATACACATTTCCGTACAATATGTTTAGCGTGATTGATGGTTCTGGAAATGAATTACAATTAAGATATGAATTTTTTTCAAACGGTAGTCCCACCCTTATACTAAATTCTACTTGCAGTTTACCAGTGCAGGTTATGGTTAGACCAAAGAATTATAAGGGTATGAGTGAATGTTATTCAGAATCATTGACATTAAGCGGTTTTCCTATGTGTTCTTGGGGGGTTGACAGTTATCAAGCTTGGGTGGCTCAACATAGCCTGCCGCAAAAAGTACAAACTGGAATGGGTGTTATTGGTTCGGTTATTGCTTCGGTTGTAGCACCACCTATAGGTGTAGCTGTCGCAGGAATGTCAGCCTTAAACACAGTTACATCCTCCATGTTGCAAAAATATCATGCGTCAGTTGCAAGTGATTCTGTAAAAGGAAATCAGAACAATGGTGGCGTTAATACTGCGGCTAAAACAAATAATTTTTTCTGTGGACGGAAATGTTGTCAATATCAATACGCAAGGGCTATTGATAATTTCTTTAGCATGTATGGTTACGCTACTAAAAGAGTTAAAAAACCAAACAGAAATAGCCGACCACACTGGAACTATGTTAAAACTGTTGGGTGTACAATTACAGGTAGTGTTCCTGCTGATGATATGCGTAAAATCTGTAACATTTATGACAATGGTATTACATTTTGGAAAAATGGGTCAGAAGTAGGGAATTATAGTTTAGATAACAGTCCATCATAAGGAGGTGAGTAAATTGGGTAGAAAAGGAAAAACGCTTTTTCAGGAATCGGCTATTTTGAATAACGTTACTTACATGATGTACCTAGACAGACTTACAGAGTTAAGCATTTCCATGTTCGAGTGGAAAAATTTACCTCCTACAGTCGATGCAAGATACCTTGAATTACATCTATTTACTACTGGTTGCATGGTGTATTTTAACGATGATGTTTTAGGAAACTTGTGTTTAGACTGTTTAGCACAGGGTCAGCTTGGAATTTATGGCGACCCAGTGTTAAGGCGTGCGTATTCTAGTTACAATAATTATCAGAAGCTTTTAAAGTATAATGATAGCGTTATTGTGTGGAATAATTACTTACATACTAATAGCGTAAGAGATGCACAGATATTTGCTAGACGATTGTATGTACTGGACAGAATTATTGATGTAAATGCCAATGCACAAAAAACGCCTGTAATGGTACAGGGTACAGAAAAGCAAAGATTAACATTGTTAAACCTTTATAAAGAATTTGACGGTAATTCACCTTTCATCTTTGGGGATAAAAATTTAGACCTAAATTCTTTGAAAGTTTTGAGTACTGACGCTCCATTCGTCGCAGATAAAATCTATCAGCTTAAAACACAGATATGGAATGAAGCACTGACATATCTTGGCATTAGTAATATCAACATTCAGAAAAAAGAAAGGTTAATTACTGACGAAGTAACAAGAAATCAGGGTGGCACTATTGCAAGTAGATACTCAAGGTTAGAGAGCAGACGCGAAGCTGTAAGAAAGATTAATGCAATGTTTGGTACAAATATTGAAGTTAATTACAGGGAAGATTTTCAAAGTGTAGATGATTCTATTCTTGAAACAAATAAAGGTAATGATACAAACGGGGGTGCAGGTAATGAGTAAATACACAACAGAAGTTCGTTATATTTGTGAACAGAAAAGCGGACTTGAAGAAAGTAAAGGGTTCACCTCTGTTGACGATGTTATTAGTAAAAGCTGGAACAAGATTTTTACTACTAACGTTAATTTCTTTGACAAAAATTACAGACAGGTTATTTGCAAGAAGATTTTGAAACATTACTATATGAGAGAAATTGGTTGCGAAACAGTTGCTCTGTGGATGCTCTGGATGAATACACGGTTAGAAGAAATTATGCCTTATTACAACCAGTTATATTCAAGCGAAAAGCTAGAATATAATCCACTTAATGACGTTAATGTAAGTAGAACACACAAGCGCACTAATGTAGAAAATAAAACAGGTGAAAGCACAAGAACAGGAAACAAAGACGGAAAATCTACTAAAAATAATACTAACAATGTTGTTGATTCTTATGATTCTGTTAATAGAGACTTGTTTAGTAACACACCGCAAGGGGCGTTGACAGGTATTGAAACAGAAAAGTATTTAACTGATGCTAGGAAGATAACACAGATTTATACTGATACTGTAGATGGCAGTAGTGAAGATAAAGTTAATAGTACTGAAAAATACACGGAAAATAACAACGTTACGGACGCATTAAACAGTACAGAAGATTATATCGAAACAATTACAGGAAAACAGGGTACTGAAAACTATAGTGATATGATTAATAAATTCAGAAATAACATGTTAAATATTGATATGCAGGTTATTGAAGAATTTGATGACTTATTTATGGGATTGTGGTAGAATGGGGGTATAGTAATGAGTGAAGAAAGAACAATTAAACCAAACGACCCGGCGAATTTTACACCAACGTTAGGTAATTATAAAAGCTTGCAACCTTTTAGATTTTGGTGTCAGAAAGTGTTACCATTGGTTTATGATGATAGCTTGAGTTATTATGAGTTATTGTGTAAGGTTGTTGATTATCTAAATAAAACTATGGAGGATGTTGAGACTTTACATGGTGATGTTACTGGGTTGCATGATGCTTATGTTAAGTTACAGGAGTATGTTAATGATTATTTCAATAATCTGGACGTACAAATTGAGATTAATAATAAGCTTGATACTATGGTTAGTGATGGGACGTTGCTTGAAATTGTTAAGCCGACTATTTCTGCACTTACACTTTCCGAAGTTGAGGAATGGTTAAGTAAGCATATCACTAATCCTAGTAACCCCCCTATTGATACTAGTTTAACTGTTAGTGGGGCGGCGGCTGACGCTAAAACAGTAGGAAAAATAACTAATTCACTAAAAGATGCTGTAGACAATCTAATAGTAAATACTGATATTAAAGGGTCAGAATATATTCAAGCAGGAGCATATATTAACGGAGTGTTTAATACTGGCTCATACGGCAACTCAAAACATTTTGACATTACAGGGTGTACAAAAATCAAGGCTAAAATCAATACAGACCAATATTACGATATTTATGATTTTATAGATTCATCATTCAAAGTTTTGACCTTTGAAAGAGAAATGAATCCCGACAGAACAATTGAAATAGAATTAAGCGTCCCCAAAAATGCAAAATATTTCGTGCTATCTGGTAAAAATATTGGTAATTCTAGTGTACTTGGAAGTTTTTCTATTAAAAATGATGAAACTCTTAAAGAAATTAAACCTATATCTATATTGGATGGTTTTTGGCATCCAATAAATAACAGTTTTACTTACTTATCTGGTTTCAGATATTTTTTATATGATGTTAGAAAATATAAACGCGGTGAGCTTAAATCTATAGCCGCTCAATATACTAAAGCTGTTGTTTTATTAGATGAAAATAACGCTTATATTAATGATTATAATAGCAGTGAGTTCTATATTAACCCGGAATATGATATTTCTATAAATCTGGATGATACCGCGTTCGTTGGTGTTTCTGTAAAAAAAGATGTTACACCTACTTTAACTGTTTTAACAGAAAATGTTGAAAGTGTAAAGCAAAACTTTTTTGAAAAATCAATAGTATGGCTTGGAACATCTATTCCGGCTGGGGGGCTATATGGATTAAATAATGAAAAATCCTACCCTAAAATGGTTGGAAAAATCTTATCGGCTGATGTTTTTAATGAATCGGTAGGCTCCTCAGCTATTACATGTAAATCACCTGATAGAATTAGTGAATCAAACCCTTATGGGTTTATAAGTAATTTTGAGGGGGCAAGTAGATGCCTTACAAATACTATTGAAGAAATGAATTGGATTATTGACCATTTCGATGATAAATCTGTATTTAATTCTGGTACAGTTTCCTCTTTAAGCGATAGCGATAAAGAATTCATTCGTTCATGCTCCTATGAAAATAAACTTATCCCATATTTAACAAATACTAAATGTCCTAATTTATTTGTTTTCGATCATGGGCATAACGATTCGATAAGTGATAAAAAAGAAAGCTATTACAATGAAACTATTACACTGCAAGGGGTAGAAGAAAATGGGTGGTATAGCTCGGGAAAACACCAAGATAGCTCTACAAAACAAAGCATAAAATTCGATGTTTCCAATCACTCTCAGGTATTTTTAAGTGGAAAAATTGGCTCATGGAGAGACGCTTATGATTTATTCGATGCGGATGGAAACAATCTTGGGTTTGAATATGTGAACAAGAGTGTTGCAGTTGAATACACAGATTATGAAATTAATGTAAAGAACGCGAAATATTTAGTTGTAAGTAATGACAACAATTTATTAAACACAGTATCCTTAACGACATATAAATATGACAGAAATCACAATCTATATTGTTATCAAGGTGCTATGAGGTTTCTCCTAAATCTTATTTTTTCGTTCAATCCGAAACAACGTGTTATAATGATTGGAGAGTACGAAAATGAGTTACGCCCTTATATTGCAAAATACCAAAACAAGGTTGCAGACGAATGGAATCTACCTATGTACCGCCAATGGGAAGTATATGGGTGGTCAAATAATATGATTAGTACAAAATGGTATTGGAATAATGGAATATGGACACTTGGAACAAAAGAACAATTCATTACTATATTAAATTGTTGGCTTGCAGACACTATTCACCCTCATTCCGACCTTAGCGGAAAGACATTACAATTTATGGCTGACCATATTGCAAACTGGATAAAAGACAATATATTTTTACTTGACTAAAGAAAAATCTTTAATAA